AAAAAAGAATGTCACAGCAGAAATTTGCCAGTGCAAACTGTGGGCGTGCTGCACGCTCAAGTGTGTTATGTACATTCTTCTTGGAATCGCAAACATCATTTAGAAAAAGAGAGAGAATGTATACAAACAGCCAAAACTATAAAGTTTGTGACTAATGAGATTTCACCTGTTGAAGTCATACATTTACGCAAGCTCCGTACACCACGCGCGTTTGTGCTTAAAAGCAGTGTCCACTATGGTATAGAACCTGCCAATAATGACAATGCTGAACACACGATGGCATTGCTCAACCAACAAAACAGTTTACGTAAATCAAAACACAATGACCTATGGTACACTTCAGAAATAGACTTGGTATCTCATTTAAAAAGCGTTTTTGTTATTACATTAGATGAGATGGAAAAGCATGAGTATGCGGCTTGTACCACAAAACCAATACCTGAAACCACGAGCTTGAAAGCGTTGATAGAACTAATACGTTTGCCTGCACAAGCTGAAGATGTAGAAAGTTTTCTGAGAGAAACCATGGTGCAAGGAATTACAGCAGATCAAGCTATGTTAGAAAAAGTGAAAGGAGTGAAATTTAGCATAAGACATTGGAGCAAAGCGATATTAGCTAGGTTGAATTTTGTTTACCCATATGTGCTATTGGGAGCAAATGCCACAGTGTACAAATTTAAAACATACGGTTCTGGCGTGCAAAATGCAGAAGGTGTGCCACGCGTGTTGGTAGAAAGTGATAATGCAATGGATTTTGAAGTTAAGTATGATAAACGATCAGAAAACAAGTTTAACATGATTAAGAGTGGAAAAGAAGAAACGGTGGCAAACAATTTCATGTCGAACGTGACAGCAATGACCAAGTTGAGTGAACAACACTTAACCACTCGGAACGTGGTTTGTCCTGAACTAGTAACGACTTCTAGAGTAATAGAGCTACGAGAGAGCCAAACGGGTTTGTACGATGTGTCTCTGTGTGCGTTGCCTGATGTGCCTGATGCTAAATCCATGGACTACTGGGAAAATTTTGGTGACCTGCACGAGAACATTGTGGTTTTACCTGATAGAGCAGATTTCAAGTTGAAGAGTAGGTTAGAACCTGATTCAGTGACGACTTCGGTGAAGTTGCGCATGGAACGATATCCCACAATTGCGAGACCATCCATGACGCAAGCTCTTAATAGCACGTTAAACAGCATTACAACGCGACATGGTAGCACTAAAACTTACATGGTTAAAACCATAAATCCAACTGAAGAGTTGGAAATGTTGTTATTAAACTACATGCGTAAAGATTTTGACATTTTGTCACCAAAATACAAACAAACTCAGGTTAGCATAAACGCAAACGCTACTATGCAGTGGTGTGAAGAACACAACATGCCTGAAATGGTCAAACAGTCTTTGTCAGAACTGTTTGCGCTAGGTTTCGAAATGAACCCTATCAATTCCATCAAAGCACACAGTAAAGTAGAACAAACTACGCGTCTTGAAAATGCGAAACGGTGGTTCACAGAAGTACATTCTCGTTCAATAATGGCTTCCGCTTATTGCATATCAGCTTTATTTTCACCGGTGTTGAATGAAATCAAACGAAGACTCAAAGATTCTTTAAAAGAAACTGTGGTGTACACTGACGGGCATTCACCTCAAATGATGACAGCCCACGCATCCACATTCGAAACACCAACATACGTTGTGGAAGATGATCTATCCAAACAGGATGCTGCGACGACACATGGTATAATAGAAGTGGAGTTTATGTTATACGGTTTGTTGGGTATGGATCCAGGAACGCTAGAAATGTACAAATGGATACACCACAACTGGCACTGGAAAGCGGCAGGTTTGTCAGGTATATGTGACGCAATGCGGCTAACAGGACAACCTTCGACTTCTCTTGGCAACACTATAACTAATATGGTAGTACACAACAGGTTTGTGTTGCGCAACGCCGCGGATATCATTTTGATATACATGTTAGGTGATGACAACATCATGTTTTGTAGGAAACAACTAGATGTTAGTAAACATGGCACGGAAACTAAAGAACTTTATAACATAATGAGCAAAGTGAAACAGACTAAAGGAGTTGGTGATTACTTATGCATGCTAGCTCATACTGTAAACGGTAAAATTGAGTTTTGTCCCAATTTCTTACGGTTGAGGCATAGGTTTTCAGTTTGCAACTATGCATTTGCAGGAGCAGAACGTAAAGAGAAATTACACCAACGGCGTTTGAGTTACTCTTTGATGTTAGGAAACGTCAAGGGGGCAGCTGATTGGTTGTCACAAAATTATCCAGGGTTGAGTTGTGATTGGTACGATGTGCCAGCTGCAATCCAGGCGAACAGTATGTATCACAATTGTTCTGATCAAGTGGTTTTAGACAGTATAGGTCGTCTATTGCAGAGTATGGACACAGAACCAATAGCAGCTGCTGCTTCATTGTGGACATCATCTCGTAACAAACATGCTCACCAAATAGACAAGGCCACATTGTCAGCTCTGGTTTTCGATTAAAACTGGTGTCATCACTCTTTACTTTGTAAGTCATGAGAAG